AAGGCTCTTAAACAAATGCAAGAAGTCATGGCATTGGCACGTCAGAAAGGACTACTACAAATGAATGCTACGAACAAACCAAGTCAGAGCAGTACAAAGGCAGTAGAATACATTCAATTGCCCCTTAGCCGTTTGCCTATTCCTCGTAATCAAATGGAACATTTGCATACACTTTGCATTCGCATTGCGGAAAAGGCAGAGGAGGCAGGACTTTCTCAGGAAAATATGCCACCTAGCTTGGCAGCAGGCTGCATTGCCTTTGTCATTAAACGCTGCGATAGTTTGACGATTCCCGTCTCTAAAATTGCAGAGGCTAGTGAAATATCGGTGGCTACTCTACAAAAATGCCTACGCCGTTTGGAATCCTTTCATGAGGTTCTTGAAACCGTTTTATAATAAAAATCATATGGTAGTAGAATGGGTTCTTCATCATCCAGCCAGAAAGTGGAAGCCGAAACACATGGCCAAGCCTTTACTAAAACAGAATATACACGAAGCGTTATGGATAATATATTAAATTATATGATAAAACAATTAAGCATACGGGATTTATTGCAAATGTCAAAGGAATCCGAATGCAAAAAATATGTCTTATTCAAAGCTAATTCTATTTATCAATATTTTTATGAACTTCGTATTTTTCCTACCAAGGATGCAAAAGGATTACTTACCTTTCGTAAAGTGGAAGATTTGGTGAATCCAAAAGGCGAACAGGAAAAAGAACGTCAAAGTTTGTGCTTAATTGTTGCTTATTTTTATACACGCATTTTTCAAATTTATGGTGCCCTTGCTCTTACCTTAATTGATGATATGAATGCAATGACAAGTAGCGGTATCATGTCATTACCATCAGGATCCAATGCCCGTCTTCTTACCCCAGGCTATTATGCACAACCACCCTATTATAGCAGGGGTGGTGTAGATGCAGAAGAATTATTAGCCCCTGTGCGTGAGGAGCGTCCACGAGTGGAAATAGCACGTGACACAAAAGAATCATTGAAAAATTTTGAATGGATTCGCCCCTTTTTAACATCGGAATATACACCCAGTCTTGGAATTAAAACACGATTTGTAGGGTCTTCTTCCAATCGTGGCGATGTGTATCTTAAAATAGAGGATGTCTTAAAAGATAAAGAGAAGCGTGTCATTTCCTCGCAGGGCGTCCCACCCTTAGAATCACGTCAGTATGCCACTTTTTTTATTGGAATAAGTGGTATGAGTAAGTATGCACCCTTAGAAGTGTATACACTTATTTCTACAGGTGAAATCAAAGTAAAAACCATTGAATTAACATTTATCAATCAATATGGAGAAAGTATTAGCACAAATGAATTTGAAAGAACATTCTATGTAGAACGTCAACTTGTTAATGGAAAAACAACCTATACTGTGAATGATAAATCCAAAACAGATATATCGCTTTATTTAGCTACTTATTTTTCAGAAATCACGCAATATTTAAAAGATGCCATTAAAGTTCGTAAGAATACAGATAATAGTGATCGTATTGCACCAACCACTCGCCGCCCTGAAGAGGGTATTACCAGCCACTTACGAGTAGAGAAAATGATTGATGATCTTACTACACGCAAACCACTTGGCCACTGCATTGCACGTGCATTACAGCTTCTTAAATCAGAACCCTTTAAAAATGAACCTGGTATTTCCCAAATCTGCAGTGCAACCTTTGCCGACAATAAACGCATGGGTGTAGTAAAACAAGGTAAACCATTGAGTGACAGCCCTGGCCTATTTGCCTTAGCCAATCTATTTTATGACACTATTATGATTGGTTCACCCAATCTTACCATTGGAAAATCAAAAGTGGATGGTAATAAAAGCAGTATGGAACAATATGTTGAGTTTATGACTACCTTATCAATACTATATACAGTAGATGGTAAGCCACTTACCTCCGCAGAATATGAAGAAAAGGGGCTTACCAGTATTACTAATACACGTGATGTGCGTGATTGTGAATCCATTACCACTGATATTCCACTATCACGAGAAACCACAGACAATGTGCATAAGATTGTACAATCTATGTTTCAAGCTCAAGTCGACCATGCTACAGAATGTTTAAAGATTGTTAATATGTTATTTAATATTACCTATGATAAGACGACAAAGAAGCCAACCTTAATTAAGCTTAGTGATAATCTGATTAGTAAGGGATTTCCTGAATTGGAACGTATTAATCGTAAGGCACGTGAGCTTTTAGTAAAATATTATACCAATTGTGAAAGTAAGTACAGGAGTGGTATGGATTTAGTATTAAATCAACAAAAGGCGAAGAAAGCGGCAGAAAATGCGATGGAGAAAAAGAAAGCGGAGAATCTAGAGGCTAGAATGAAAGCCTCTCAAGAGGAGTCAAGGGCTATTCAAGCGGCTAAACAGAAGAAAGTCCAAGAAGAGGCTGATGCAAAAAAAGCAGCAAGCAAAAAAGCACGTCTTGCAAGAATAGAAGAACAGGAAAAACAAGAAGCTATTCGTCAGGCTGCTGCTCAAGCTCGTAAACAGGCACAAGAAGAAAGAAAAAGATTAGAACAACAAAAACGAGAAGAGCGTGATGCAGCAAAAGCTGCAAAACTAGAACAACTGATTCAACAACAATTGGAACTAGAAAAACGAGCTCAAAATCTGGCCGAGAAAGCAGCGGCTGCTTTGCAAAAGGCTCAAGACCTACAAAGAAAACCTACTGTTGGTACTGTAAATCCTTATGCAGCCCCTCAAAAGCTCGTTACAGGCACTTAATCTAAAATGCACATGGATCTATCTAATGTGAGATTGGTGGACCATTGATACGTATACCAATGAAATCCTCCATCTTGTTTCCACGCTGAATGATGACCTACCCATTTTTTGTTCATCCATACATAATCAAATGATGGTAAGGTATGTGTCAGCTCTATTGCGGCTTCACTACGAATGTCATCTGTTACTACGGATGACTCCAGCCATGCTGTGCACCATGCCATTTTTTTCCCTTCTAGACGCTGATATGTATCTTGAAAACAGGCTAAAATAGTAGAATAGCCATTTTTATAAAAACGCCAATGTTGATTTCCATTTTGATTACGAATGATACATACATTTGGATAAATACGATGATACAAATCTAGCATATGATACGCTTGTAAACAAGAGAAAAGCCGAACATGGGATACTTTGATGGCTTTGATTGGGCGATAGACATAACTACTAGAATATAGTGGAATATGAGTAATGGATAGGCTAGGGCCCTCTTTTAAAAACATGGCATAAGGTTGACCATTTGCAGTAGCATACCGTTGTAACTCCGTTAATAAATAGTCTCCCAGCCCTTTTTTCCGCCAATCAGGTCTTATACAAAAGGCATCCACACGATAAATGGCAGGATCTTCTACATGATGAATATAATTAGCAAAAAACTCACCTGTATAGCGATAACGTATGGTTCCTGCAATTTGCTCTTCGTGATCACGTACTAAAAATAAATAATCACGTGGACTAAGAAGGCATGACTCAGGAATATCCAGTACAGGGGTATAAGGAGGATTTCCAAAATAGGTTCGTAAATAGGTACAAATCTCTGTTTTTAATTCAGGTGTTGCTGTTGCATGCGTGATTCGTATGGCATGATTTCCTATAGGTGATAATATGGCATCTTTTTCTATTAAATGACTGGAAAAGGGTGTACATACGGAAAATTGTGGTATAATACTCCAAAAGACCATAGTTCAGAATATAAACCTTACTCTCTATAGATACGTATGTCAAATCTACGCTTTTTTAAACACATGGAACAAACATCGGATAAACCTTCTGCATCAGAATTTCTAGATGAATTTCCATCACAGTATAAACTTGGTTCTAGCTTTTCCTATTATGAATCTATTCACGAATTTAATCAAGTTCAATATGGTGGAGCATCTTATTCCGTCTATCAAATTGGCAAACATTTACTAAATTTGATATGTAATTGCCGTCTTTTTCGTCGATACCGCGATATTATCTAATGAATCCAGAATTATCTGTGCCAAAAGAAAAGCCACGTTGCACTCAGTGCAAGAAAAAATTGGGTCTTATGTCATATACGTGCAAATGTGAAAAACTGTTTTGTATCTCACATTTGCAACCTCAAGAACATGCATGTACCTTTGATTATAAGGCAGCCGCTGATATTATTTTAATCAAACATTTAGAATCGGAACCCCGTGCCCAAAAATTGGAAAAGATTTAGATTACTTGCCTTGCATCTGTCTAATATATAAAGCTACAATATCAGGACACCATCGTGGATTTAACCGTGTGGTATGCGGATTAAACCATGCCACGGCATCCTTCTCTTTACGATCACGTTTCCATCGCTCAAATCCGTGTGGATGCATTTTAATCCATTGAAAGGTATCAAATGATTGCTTAATCTGGTCAGGAGTAAGAAATCCCTGAAAAATATGGTATTGAAAATATGTTTTGGGCGGATAAGATGTTTCTTGGGATTGAAATACAAGACCCGTGTGTCGCAATCCTTCCACTTCAGTAATATGAGCTTCCTCCTCTGTTTCCCTTAATACATTTGCTTTTAATAAATCTAGAACAGACCTGCGTCCCGCTAGCTCTTTTCCTTCCATTTGACCTTTTGGCGGCTCCCATGCAGGGGAAGTCAATCGTTTTTTTCGTGCATGTACCACTAAAAAGTGCATGGGATGAAAGGGCTCATCTAGTGCATGAAGAAAGACACATGAACGTAGATACACTCGCCAACCCTCTCGTGGATGTTCCACATAGGCATACGCTTTTTTCGGATCATGTGGAAGATGCTCTGAACCCCGTATTAGTCCTTTTTCAAATACATCTAATATAGGCGTACCCGACATACTGCTATTACTAGTATGGATATTTTTATATCGCCATAGTAGAAATCATGCGTACATTTAAAAGTGAAGCGCGTTTTCGTTTTATTAAAATCATGGATATAGGCTACATGGTTATTTTGTATGTTATATTTGGTATTTTTTTATCCAAAATAACAGATGTACTATTTAGAGAGTATAGTAAAGAAGAAACAAAAGCCAAATCAACACTGCGACTTATTATTGAAGTTATTATTATTGTATGGTTTACAATTGTAGTCTTTTATGTTGCTCGAAATATTATAGAAGTTGTACCTTCACCATTTGATGGTCTATATGGATATGAACACTCTCGCTTGAAAGAAGTAACCAATGGTATGATTCTGGCTTTTACCTATATCTATTTTCAGAATGAACTTCGTAATAAATTAGTTGAACTCAATAGTCGTCTTTCTTTGAATAAGAAACTTTAACTCTGACGTGTAAAAAAGAGTAAATATCCATATTGAAAGGATAGTGGCATTAAATCCACATACTTTGTATAGTTCCATCCATTTCGTGCTGCTTTCTGAATAATCTCAGGAATATTGGGCATGACAAGGGTGTGTTTTTGTCGGCGAACCGAACCATCCTTAAAGCGAAAGGTCTCACGAAATTCTGCATTGGGGTCATTTAATTCAAACACCGATTCATAATCAAATGTGTCAAACACCGCCTTTGATTTTGTAATACGCTCTTTAGAATAATTTTGCGGGGAAATACCCACCCATGGGTTACTAGAATCCAAAATGGGGACAAATTTGTATTTATTGACCACTTCAATCGCCAAGGTACCACCAGGTTTGACCCATAGTGCCAAATTGCGAAATAAATTGTCCAGGTCCTTAAAATAGTACACGGTGAAATAAAGAAGACAGGCAGATGTAAATTCAGCAGCGGCTGCGGCTCCTGGACCTTGTAGGTCAAAATTGCGAAATTCTACATCTTGCTTCTGAAGATCGGTCAATGTAGTGCTAGGAAGCATCTTTTCTTTTGCATAACGAACCATGGCTTGACTTTTATCAATTCCCACGGCATGACCCGCCCCCAATTTCACAAAGGCAACCGTTCCAATGCCAATACCACAACCCGCATCTAAAATTTTTAGATGACTTTTGGGTTGACCCTTTGCAAATTCCTCCATACAAATGGCCGCCTCTGCTTGAACTAAATTCTCATTTTGTGTCAGCTTGGTAAAAACGGATCCATAAAAATCGTCAAATAAATCATCATTTCCTAACCACTCATATTTTGATTTTTCTGCTTGCGTTGCTTGCGATTCATTAATAAATCCCTCTTTTACTGTATAATAATCCAGTGTGGTCAATTTATCCATAAATAAAATACCAAGATAATTGACAACAACAAGCACAAGGATAACAAGTAATATACTTTGCCATGTATCAAATGTAAATAGAGTGAGAAAACAGGCTAAAATAATAATAGCTGCAAAAATAAGTAATTTATGTAAGACGGCCTCCATTTGTGTCTTTTCTCTATCAATTATGCATTTGTATTTTTCCTTTCTTTTTTCATCGTGTGGCACTTTTTCTGTAGTCGGCGACATGTAATGGCATTTCGTTTGCTTCCACAATCACTAGAGTATCCAGCAATACGTTTACAAACAGATGTATAAGGATCCTTAAAATTAGTATCCATAGTGCATCGCATCTTCCATAACCAATTCATAGCAGACTTGCGACAAGTGAGTGTAGATGGATGTAGTTTTTCTGCTTTTTCCCACTGAACTGCAAGAGCATGAGGCAATACAGCCGGAAGAAAGACCCAAAAACGTTTATACCAATATATTCTCCATTTCATAGGAAGTACGTTCCATTTATTTCGTTCACAATGCTTTTTACATTGATAGACTTCCTTAGGGCAATTGGGTATAGGTAAAGAATGACGGGAAGTTTCTTTTGGATGATGATATGCTACTGCAAATAAAAAATCCCACAACTGTAGAAGTTGTTGCTGCCAAGAGCATTGTAGCATTTGTGTATAGAGTTTGGTCACATAGGCAAAGGATGGATTAGAATGGGGATAAAGACCTTGTGAGCGCAACTTTCCATTCACACAATTATGAATCGTATACATCCATTGTTTCACATCTAATTTTGGATTCATTCCCATGTTTGGAATCTGATAAGGGTGCTCGCGATAATAATCGGTCAATGACGTTCGGCAAAATTTACACGGTAGTATATAGGGAATGGTCTCAAAAAAATTTGCATAAGTGATTGCATTTTCTGCGGAATAGGTATAATCAAATGATATCAGATGGAGTAATTTCCATCCAGATGGACCCCAAAATCGTGTGTCCATTTCTACTCCTTTCTAAGATTAATATATCCTACACGTGTTTGTCATAGGATATAGTAATAATATGTTGTTAAAAAGGCCGATTATATCCTGGATTATATTCTGCCAAAGGCCGATTATATTCTGCCAAAGGCCGATTATATTCTGCCAAATGTGCTAAAGCTCAATGGCGCCAAATAGGGACGTACCAATGAATTATCTGATGAAACTTCTTCTGTTTTACATTTTACTACAGCCGGAGGACACTTTGTACGTGGGCAAGGTGCACAGGTGGGGCATTTTGTTGGCTCTGGGCATTTCACCTCTGGACAGCGGGCACGTGGGCATGGTGGGCATTCTCCCTTTGGCTTATTGCACTTAGAGCAGTCCAAAATCACTGGATTTTGCTTAGGAATAGAAGATTTAAGAACATAATTGCTCAAATCAGGAACCGGTGGGCACTCGCTCTTAAGCATGTAATTGCTCATGTCAGGCATGGAGGGACATGGAGGAATAGAGCTCTTTAGCACATACTTGCTCATATTGGGCTGTTTGCATTCAGGACATGCCGGATGAGGCCTGATTGGTCTATCACATCCACATGGCGATCGCTTTCCGCAATTTCCGCAAGAATCGTTATAGTTTTGAAAGTTTTCTCCTTTTAGCCATTTTGACAAAAATAATCCAACGGCTAAACCAATCACAAAAATTCCTGCTATATGAATTAATGAGCTTGTCATTCTGTAATATACAGGGAAGAAAATGAAGACACCTTATAATGTTGCTTCTCTTACAAAAATAATATCCTCAAATTGTCCTAATACAATGTTCATCGCGATCATTTTTCCATTTCGGATACGCTCTGCATATTCGTTCTTTGGGCAAATGTAGTTTCGTGCAAAATAGGTGTGCAAATCTTTGGTATCCATGATATATTTCTGAATAAACACATAGGCCGCCTCTTCTGTAGCAAACTTTCCAAGAATTTGTCGTTCGTGAAAGGGGTGGTCAACCGCACGCATAATAACGTCCGATTCAACAATATATTCGCTGCTCATATTATACTATTTATAATAGGTTTATTTTGTATTTATTGTGCATTACGCCATCCAGGCCAGTCGATCGGAGGGCATCCACAAAGAATAGGTAAATGTGGGTCCATGGTTGCTTGTAGACGTGTGCACATCATACGTGCATATCCCTTCCATGAAAAATCGTTGGAAATCTTTGCCTTAGGTGGCATGATTCCAAAATCGGCAGGATGTAGACCGCGCTTTTTCACTTGTGCTTCAATCTCTTTAGAGCGTGTTTTCCAGTCAAAATGAGATGGCCCACGACCTGCATCCGATGGTAATGGGGCATAACGATCCGTAATAATAATACCTGAATCCATTGGGGTAAACTTTGCATTGGATGCATTATCCAAATCCGCTAAGGATGGAAAACCAGTGGTTTCAATGGTAGATGCTTTTTTGCGCTTATTTTCTGCAAATGCATTCATAAATTGTTCAGATTGATTACAGCCTCCACCCGCTTGTGCTTCACGCGGCGAGGTGTATTTAACCTGCCAGGAAAGTCCATTAATAAATGTATTTAAGTATTTATCTGCCATGTTTCCAATTTCTTTTGTTACTAATGGATCGTTCGATATATTAGAAGGAAAGAGACTTGCAAGAGCGGGAGGTAATCCAGACGATTTAAATAAATCAGGAATCGGTTCACCTGGTTTTCCTAGAATGGGTAATGCCTTGTCTAATTCAGCCTTTGTAATGGTAATATCTACCT